ATGGAGTTAAATTCTGCATATGTTCATAGTAAAATAGATATTGGAAAGGATGGTGAAAAAATGATACATATAAGGGTAAAAGAAATACTAAAAGAGAAAAAACGTAGTAAATATTGGTTTATTAAAAATATGGAACGGAGGATATCAAGCCCTTAGTCATTTAATGAACAATGAAACGAGTGGAATCCACTTTGATACTTTAGAAAAAATGTGTGAGATACTAGATTGTGAACCTGGAGATATTATAGTCAGAAAAAAGACTGTTAGAAAGAAGGTAAAAAAAGATGAGCAAATTACTGAAGCAATATGAAGAATTAAAAAAGAATGATGCATCTTCTATTTATCTGTTCAGAGTTGGGATTTTCTATAACATTTTAAATGAAGATGCAAAACTTATTAATGAAAAACTGGGTTTGAAAATAACTGATCTGGGGCCAAGTATTTTCAAATGTGGTTTTCCTGTTTCCCAGTTAGACAAATATATAATACTACTAAATAAGATGAAAATAAAGTATAAAGTTATAAATAATTTGCCCAATGATTCAAATATAAATGACTATTTAAAAAATGTAGAAATAAAAAAAATACTAAATAAAATTGCTGATATGGACTTAAATAATACTACATTTCAGCAAGCATTTAATACTTTATTAGATATTCAAAATAAATTAAAAAATATGAAATAGAGGAGATAAAAATCTCCTCTATAAAAAAACTATTTCAATTTTTGATTCACGATTTTTTGAATAGCATTATAATCATATCCTGCTGCAGTTAATTTATTTTTCCTATCTGTTCCATTTCCCCATAACCCTTTGATTACTTCGTTTGCAATAGTTTCGTTTGATTTTTTATTTGAACTGGTGGTTGATTTTCCAGATAATTTATTATTAACTGCAGATTGAATTTCACTATAATTATATCCTGCATTTTGTAATCTCGTTTTTCTATCTTCTCCGTTGCCCCATTTTCCAGCAATCACCTCATTTACAATAGTATCAATAGATTTTTTATTTGAGGTTGTACTATTTGAAGATTTACCAGTTAATTTTTGATTTACAATAGATTGAATCGCATTATAGTCATACCCTGCATTTTGTAAGGCTATTTTTCTAGTATCACCATTTCCCCATTTTCCGGCAATTACTTCATTTGCTATTTCCTCATTTGACTTTTTACTTGAAGTTGTGTTGTTATTTGATGTATTGCCATCTAATCTTGAATTTACAATACTAGCTAATTCATTTAATTTTCCTTTTAAATATGGTCCAGGGCAATTTGTATTAGAAAACATATCATGTGTAGTTAATGAGCCACTTGGAGTTCCATCATAAGATAATCTAAATCCATGTCTTCTACAAACATCTTCAGCTAAATTAATTAATGAATTCCAAGCAGCATCAGATATTTTCCATTGTCCTCCAACTTCGCAGTTAGAAACTTCAACAGTTATAGCTTGTCTATCATTAGATCTTGAACTTGATGTGTATGCTCTATCGTCTTCATAAACATTGCATACTATCTCTCCATCATTTCCTATACAATAGTTAGCACTTGCTTCTCTTCCTGGTTTTTGAAATATATTTACAGCACATTGTTTTCCAGTAAGAATTCCTGCCATATGATGTGGTGTAAATTTACAAATCCTTTGTCCTGCTCTTCCATGTTCATAATTTCCTTCAGCAGCAATATATGTGCCACTTGCTAATTTTGAAACAGTTCCCATTATTCTTCCCCCTCCTCTTTACCATTTGATAATTCTTCTTCCATTTCTGGAGTTAAAATAATTTCTTCTTTTTCTTCCATAACGAATTCCTCCTTATAAAAAATTAATACTGGAAGATTTTTTATTTTTCTTCCAGTATTGTATAAACACAAGAATTAATTTCTTGTATTAAACTATTTGTTTTTTGCATCATAAGCTACAACTGCTGTTCCTACACCGCCAACAGCAGTAATAACTGCTGTTATTACACCATTAACATCAAGATTTTCAATATGTATTAAGCAGCCTATTATAGATGCTATTGCTATAATTATAATATTTTGAATAGTAATAGGTATATCATAGTTCCATCCAAAATGTTTTGATACTTTACCAGCAACATAAGTAAAAATTGCTGTTATAGCATATACTAAAAATTCTACTGTCATACCAATTTCCTCCTTTCATTATTTTTTCATAACCATTTTTTCTAAATTTTCCTCTATGAAGAATTTTAATTTTAAAATCTCATTTCTTTCTTCTCGATTGAAATTAACAGAATTTATTTTGCAATATTGTAGTGCTAAGAAACCTATTGGTTCTCCATCTTTATTATTCAAGATAATATCAAAAAAAGATGCAACTTCCTGGTCTTTCTTTAATTCGTATGTTGCTGGCATAAGATCTTTAATATCCTCTAAGTTATTAACTACTAATTCTTTTCTATTCAATAGTGTTTCTACAAATCTTGGAATACAAGTTAATGGTATAGATTGAAGTTCCTTTTGATGTCCTTTTACGCCATTACGTACTACTTCAAATGAGCAAGATGTTTTGAGAGCACTACGCCCATTAGCATAGTGCCCTCCGATTATGGAAATCATATATTTGTACTCTATCTGCTTTTAAATATTCTTTTATTTCTTCTAGTCTATTTGTAATTTCTATATCTATTGAACATTGCTTTTGAATTTTCTTGGGCAATGTATTTTCTATTTCTTTTTTTGATTTTATTATGGCTACAATTAATGCAGTTATTGAAACTATAAGAGGAGTCAATTTAGTTATAAATGCAGTTATAATTTCCACCATTTTTTCTAATCCTCCTTTTTATCTTTTGTTGGCCATACTACATTATATGGAAATCCCTCCTGCTCAGGCAAATCTCTTAATTCTTGTCTGTACTCTAGTACTTTTGCTTTTTCTTCACTAGAAATAGGATAATCATCAATTATATATTTGTCAGTTGCATATAATAAGGCGTCTCTTTCTTTTCTAATATATGCTGCAGTTTCATTATAGTCTTTTTCTTTAGCTGATTTTAGCCAATTATTTAAATCATTCTCTATTACTTCAGCAAGATTTTCTCTATAAGGAATTTCTATACTATAAGTATCATAACTATATACTTTTTTATTTGATACCTCTTCATTTTCTAAATTAGATATATTCTGTTCTTCCTTAATATCATCAAAAAAAAGAACGGTACATTTTCCGTTCTCAACGTTTTCTATACTGAATTTTTTTTCTGGCTTTATATCGCTGTATGTTCTTTGTTTCATTTCTAACAACTCCTTTACATTTTTTTAGGCTAATATATGGCCTAAGATATTTTTCGTTAAACTTACTGGAATCACAATGTTTTATCCATCCATAATAACTTAATATTGCTGTAGCATCTGCATAATTTATGGTTCCTTTTTTATATACTTTTTTAATTCTTCTTTTTATTCTTAAAAAATTAGATCTTCGCAATGTAGTATGACCTCTGTAAAATCTATAACCGTATAAAATCTATTGGCCTACTATCAACTTTAAAGAGTTGCCAATTTTCTTTTAATTTCAAATGTTCTTTTTTCAAAAATTCTTCTATTGCAATTTTTATTTTTTTCAATTCCTTTTTATTTCTATGAAAAACGAGCATATCATCCATATATCTGACATAATAAGGAGCTTTCAGTTGTTCCTTTATATAATGATCTAAATTTTGCAAATAAAAATTAGCAAACCATTGTGAAGTATAATTTCCGGATAGGGACTCCATTCTTTGAACTATCTACAATCAAATCTAGCAAATCTAATACATCTCTATCCTTAATAATTCTCATAAATTTTCGTTTTAATATTTCTTTATCCATACTAGGATAGAATTTTTTTACATCTAATTTTAGGCAATATTTTGTATTCTTTCTATCTCTTACTAATATCTTCTTTATATGTTTAGATGCGTAATGAATTCCTCTGTCTTTCACAGATGCACAACAAAATTCATACATACCTTTTTTAAATAAAGGCTCTATTTGTTGCATTAACGCCCAATGAATACATTGGTCTGGATAAAACATAGGTTTATATATAATTCTTTCTTTTTTTCTAGTTCCATCTTGAATTTTCATTTCATGATAAGGACTAGGTTTATATGTTTTATTTTTTAACATATTATGAATTTCTAAAGTGTAATATTCTATATTACAAAGTATTTTATCTACACTTTTTCTATCTTTTTTGCCTTTTGAAGCATTTAGAATAGCTTTTTTTATATTATCAATTTCAATAATTTTTTCATATATATTACTTTTTCTTTTCATATTTTCTCCTGGTAATTTTCTTATTTAGTCTATCGGCTTTTCGCTCAAAAGGAGCTACTAGGTCAATCCAGTTGCGACTTATTTTTGCCAAGGGGCAAGGAAAATAATGTGTAATATAATTATTTTTATAAATAAGTAGGCGGGCACCGTAGTTCCAATTCGTGTTGCTGGAAGGATTGTTACAATTCCACGCAAAGAAACCGGCTTTGGTCCAATTGTTGTTGAAGTTACCACCAACGTACGCTAAAAACCAAACGCAGAAACTCGGCACCGCACACATTAAATCCCCTACAAAGTAGTATATATGCTTTTATAAAAAATTTTAACTATTCTTTGATTGAGTTATTTTATGTGGGAGGCTGGCCGCCCCCACACCCCCGCTTTATCTGGTCATAAGAAGGCGGGCACCGAAGTGCCAATACGCGGCGCTGGAAGGATTGCTACAATGCCACGCAAAGAAACCGGCTTTGGTCCAATGGTTGCCGAAGCCACCACCAACGTACGCTATTCTGTTGCCTTCTGAGCACCAGTAATTATCACACGCTCCTGTACTAGAACTTCCTGCAACTTCTACTGGAAGAGCCACTTCTGGATATTTTTCATCAAGTCCTAATTTCTTTATATAACTGTCGGTAGTATTTGCATTTACATATCCGATTTTTTCATAAGGAGCATCAAATTTATCATTAGTATAATTATCAGGATCTTTACAAATATATGCCACATAATCTTTTATATTTAATCCATCAATATGTTGCCACATATGACCAAATATATCTTCGATACCTCTATAATTTACTGGATGATAACTATTATTATTTAAGCTACCAGATGCATTTCCTAAAGCATCATTACCTCCAGTTTTTTGTGCTGAGCCCCAAATAACGTTATCTACAGCAATATTTACTGGATCCCCACTAAAATGAATTGCTTTACCTGTGATTGAACCATCGCTGTAATCTTCTATTGATGTAATTTCCCTATCTGCTGCAACACTGCTATTCCAAGCATCAGTAGCACCAATACAGATTGTTTTTCCAATCCAAAATCCTGTACCTGCAGATGTAACTATTATTCTATTTGTATTATTTTCTGCTAATAATGCTTTTGCTGTACTCATTGCTACAATACCATTACCAAGCATACTTTGAGAATTATAATGTGCATATTCTACTAGATACAACATTTGTAATAGAAAATAATGATAATCCATTAATTGCCATCCAGTTCCTAAAGCCTTAGCATATGTCCTAAAGTTAGCTTTTGTAGTACTATATCTTGGCACTACACCACTTCTTGAATGTGCTACTATTGTGCTTTCTTCCGTTTCTTCTGTACTTAGCAAATAAGCACCAACAAAGAATTCCTCTGATTTTATATAACCAGCTCTTGCATAGTCAGCAATATATATGTATTCATATACATTTCCAAACTCATCTGGTAGCCTTTCTCTTTTCCACCAAAATTCTGGTATTTTTACCATTACTTCTCCATTAGTTCCATCTGCTTTATAACCTGTTTCTCCATAGTAAGCTAATACTTGTCCTGTTGCAGCATCTACATTACATCTACGCATATGTGACCAAGGATATAGATTATCAAAGTCATTTGCAACTTCTGTTCCGTTTTTGGTTGCACTTGCTGTTAATCCTTCCGCATCAGCAATTCTAGTCCAATTTGGTAATGTATTATCTGTTATCAACCTTTTTATTCCATAATTCTTTCCAGAATATAATTTTGCATTTTGTAAAGCATTTTGTAGATCCTGCTCTGTAACATAAATTTCACTTGCATCAAGTGTTATTGTCACATTACTTGCATTATCTACTATTACATTTATGGTAATGTGTTTTTCTATCTTTTCTGCAATAGAATTATTTATATATTCTGCAGTTGTTCCTGCATTTGCATATGCATATAGAACTTTTGCTTTTGTATCTGGATCTATTGCAAATAATCCAATTTCTCTAAAATAGAACGCATTATTTGCGTCAGTATTTTTAAATATAAAAGATACTTTTGCTTGTGTTTCTTCTGTTATTTCTACTTTTTGAATTGGACATTCTAAAACTTTTGTAGTTAGTGCTGTTTTATCTACAGCATTTCCACTTAAGTTTCCGCTACCTACTTCAGCATGGTCAAATTCTATTTTCTTGCCTTGTAATGTTTTTGCTGCAAGTAGAGCACCTTGTTTTGTTATATATACTTTTTCAAAACCCATTATTTTTGAACCTCCTCAATTTTAATATAATCTTTCTTTATAACACTTAAACCAATATTATTATTTTGATTTATTGTCATATTCTCTTGTTTTTCCTCTGTTGATACATTAATATTAATATAATCTTGTCTTGAAACTTTTGCTCCTGCTTCCGTATTCAAGTCAAAACTTTCATTTTTTATGATTGCATCTGTATTTGGATATAATTCTACATATTCTTTATCACTTGCAAACAAACCTGTATTATTATTTTGATTTAATAAAATATTATCTATTTCTTCAAATGCTTCTGCATTTAGGGTAATATAATCATATCTTGATATCACTGCCCCTATATATTCATTTAGTGTAGTTTCTAATTCATAATTTAATTGTATGTTTGCTGGAATTTGTTTTATTAGATTTGATTTTAACATTTCTGCTGCTTCTGTATATGCTAAATTTATTGTTATATATAATTCATAATCTACTGCTACTAATTTATAATTATTTTCTCCAATAGCTTCGTTTAATGTGTTAATTAACCATTTTAATGTGTAAGGCACCCTATTGTTTATCTTAAATAAAATATTCATTCTTCGTGCTTCTATTGTTTCTGCTTTATTTGTTATTCCATAAATTTTTTCATATCTATCTAATCCATAAGAAGTTGCTGTTTTTACTATTACTTCTTTTAAAATTTTATCTATTAAATACCTCATATTTTCTATTTCGATATCTTCAGCATCAAATATCTTAATAAATTCAAGTACATTTTTTAAATAAGGTGGCATATATTCAATCAATTTCATATAAGTGTCACCTCTTTCAATACAGGTATTTCAAATTTTTGTAGTTCAATGTTTGAAGGCTGATTATTTATTGCAGTATTTGAAACATCTATAACCCCATCTGCATTTAATATTATCGTATCAATTTGTGATTTTCTTATGATTGTTGTCTCTGAATTTTCCCACTCTTGTTTTAACTGTAAAAAATACTCATTAATAAGTTGGGTTACTTGTGTTTTTACATTTTCCATTGATGCTGTTTCTGATATCGTCACATTTGAAACTATGGAAATATCTACTTCCGATACCGTATCAACAGTAACAATGTGTCCAATAGGTGCTAATCCTAATCCTTCATCTGATAAATCTGGACATATTTCATTTTGGACATTTTCAATTAATACATTAGATGCTTTATCATAATTACTATCTAATATTGTTAATTTTACTGTTCCTGGGCCATTCCATATTGGGGTTACTTTTACAGCTCCAACCCCCGCAATTCCTTTTGTTTTATTTTGATAATCAACTACATTTCCTCCAAAACCTTGCTCACTTGTAGTTTCGTAATATCTTGCTCTTAATGAATCATCATCTTCTTCATCTTCTCCAGGAATTAATATATCTGTTAGTTCTGCTCTTGCAAGGTTTTCAATATAATTTACAGGTATTAATGTACCAACACAATTATTCCCTATTGTTCCTAATGATTCACATTCCATTTTATAAATTCCTGTTTCTATTTTTTCTATTGCTTTATATACTAAATCCTCTATTGTGAATCTTTCTCCAATACTAATGTCCATTGGATTATCATTTTCATCATAAAAAGAGCCTTTCTTTATTGCGTATGTTGCTTCATTTCTTGTAAGTCCAACTTGATTTGCTAATCTATCTAAATATTCTTCTACTGCAGTATCTGCAAAAACTAAATCAATATTATTCTTTAATAAGATGTACATTTGTGCTAGTTCTGCTGCTGCTGGAGCTAACGCATTATATATAATACTTCCCTCTCTTTTATCAATCTGAATTGGTACTCTATCTAACATTCTCTGTAAAATAGTATCATAATCAAAATACTCATCTAAATTTTCAATTTCATTTATGTCATCTACTTCCATTTAAATACTCACCACCTTCTCTGTTTCAATTTCTCCAACAGTAGTAATTACAGTAAATTTTGCAGTTATAGTATTTTCTTTAACTTCAAATTTGAAGTTGTTTACTTCTGATATTCTAGTATCTTGCATCAATGCTTCCGTTATTACTCTTTCAAGTTCTGGAATAGCAAATGTTGTATTTTCTCCTATTAGATGTTTTAATTCTATACCATAATTCCAACTGTAAATAAGGTGTTCAAATCTCTCCGTATTTAAGATGCAATATATTGCTTGTTTCATTGCCTCAATACCATCACAAAAATTTGAAATCGTGTTTTTTTCTATATTTAGATAATACGTTTTACTAGTTTGTTCTTGCACTTCTTCTAAATTATTTAACAATATATCATCTGTTTCAGGTGTCATTCTTTTACCACCTTTCTTCTAAAATTTATCTAATACAACAAAGTTATTACCTCCTTGCTGTTGCAATAAAATAACATTATCATTTAGTTTCAATCCATTATGTATGGTAATCTGTTTTGTACCAGAAATAGAATGATTGTGTGATAAATTTATATTTTTTTGTTCTACAGTCAAGCTATTATTAACTTCATTGTTTATAGAAACTGCAATGTTGTCTGGGTTTGGATCCACCTGTGCAGTTGATGTTATTGACACATTACCACTCAAAGTATGATTATGATTAGCGTTCAATGTTTTATTTTCTGTTGTCCAGTCCAAACTAACATCTACAGTATAATCTTTTACATTTTTAGTAAGCACTAAAAATTCTTTTGTTAATTTTAATTTTTGTTCTACCGTTATTTCAAGTGGATTTACACTTGTAACAGTTCCAAATAAAACAGAAGTAGGAGCATTTGCATCATTTGCCCCTACTGCCATTTTTTTTATTATTTCTCCTAATGAGCTTCCCATTTCACTTTACCTCCTACCCAGATATAAAGTTTTGTCCTACTAATGTTAAATCCATAAAATGTTCATTATTTTTAAATGTATGTTTTGCTTTTTCTACTAGCATAAAATTTTTTAGTTTAACATCACCTAAATCTAAATTTACAATAATAAGAGAACCACCCCTAACACGAACATCTCCAAGCGCATTTTTTATTTGAAGACTTCTTGTTTTTTGATTATACAAATCTAATAGTGCTCTTGCTTTTACTGCTCCATTTGTTTTTTCATCTATGGTATCAAAATATTGTAATACACCCCATTTTTCTATATTACTTGAATCCTTTGCCATATATATTTCTCTTTTTCCCGTTTCTGAATTGTCATATGTTAACTTTATTTGATTATATGTATCTGAATCTATTGAACTTTCGTAATCATAGTTTTCTCCTGTTTCTTCATCAATTACTAATCCTACTTTCATTCTTTCTAAATTTTTTAAACATAGTTTTCCATAATCATCGTATAACACATACATTTCTTTTCTATTTCTTATTGTTTCATCTAATGCATTCAATATCATATCAAATAAAGATTGATTACTTTCTGCTTTTTTAGCTATTGCATAACCAGTATTTTCTAATGTTCCTACATTTAACTGATACTCGTTTGCAATCATTTTTACTAATTCATCTGCTCTTTTATTTACATATGTTTTTGTATCTTTATTTTTCAGATATCTTAATTGGTCATATGCTGTTGTTGTTATAATTTTTTCTTTATCCCTTTTTTTCTTAAAAACAAAACCATAAAATAAATTTGTATTATCAACTCTAAATGCAACTGGATTACCTTCTTCAAAATTTATAATATTGTCCTTTACAACTTTAAATTCAAGTTTTCCAGCTGCGCCTTTTCTTTCAGTTGTCCATGTAACTTCATCTTGAATTACTGGTTCATATACAGTGTTTCCATTTTGAATTAATAATTGTTGACTCATCTTTTTCTCCTATGCTGGTATCCATAACACTTGATTAGGATATATTAAGTTAGGGTTTTTTATTTTATCTCTATTCGCATTGTAAATCTTAGTATATTGGCTTCCGTTTCCATAAAATTTCTTTGCTATATTCCATAAACAATCTCCACTTCTTACTGTGTAATTTTGACCACTAGGTTTTGATGCTGCAGCTGTATTATTAGTAGTTACCGTTCTTGTTACCACTGGTGGTTTATATTGTTTTATTGTTACTTTAACAGTTTTTGTAGAATACTCTCTATATTGCTTTAATTTGATTTTTACTGTAGTATCAAAACCTTCATCAGTTGAGTCTGTTATTGTGTAATCTTCTAATGATACTTTAATATTTGTGTCAAATATACCTGTACCATTAGGAAATTTCCTAATAACTATGAATTGAAATGCAGATTTATTTACTTTTAAATTTTCTAGTATTCCTAAAAAATATTTAGCATTTTGAAAATTGTTTTTATAGGTAGCAAATGGATACTTTACATTTGGAAGTAATATATCAAATTCTATACTTGTTAATCCTGGACTTTTTAAAACATTTATTTCTGAGTAGTTCATCAAATCATAAGTTTTATTTTGATTACTAATTTTTAATTCTAATTTTTTAGGAGGAATGGGAAGAAGCACATTTCCTAAATAAAAATAATATGCCATAGATTCTTTCCTCCTTATTCATGTACTCCATCAGAAACATATTCTAGTTCTTCTTCTAATCGAGTAGTTAATTTATTAGTTACTTGATCTACAATTCCGTCTATATCTTGTTCGCCATTTATACTGTTGTTATTTGTTAAATTAATTGTTAATGGTACAGTTGTGAATCTATTAATTGTATCTCTTTCAGCTAAATCGATTAAATATTTCAAATCTTCTTCTGATATTTCAGCAGTATTATTTGCAATATCTTTGGTATTTCCAGCAATATCTCCAAGAGTACCTGCATTATCCGTTCCAAAGCCTGATGTATCTAAAGAAAAATTACTTAGTGCATTTTTTACTGCATCTCCAGCACCTTTAGCCCAATCATTTCTACTATCAACTCTATCTTGTCTAGTAGAATTTAATTCTATTGCTTTATTTTGAATATTAGTAGCAGAAGCACTAAGGTCTGTTCCCATTTTTCCCTTAATAGTATTTATTTGGTCCATAGTCCCATCCATTTGGCTAGCCATTTCTTGCAATTTTGAATTTCTGTCAATAATATTATTTGCCATTTTATCTGCAAAATCATCTGCAAAATGTGCTGCCTCGACTGTGTCTATTTCAACTCCTGGTATTTTATTTAATACTGTTATGATTGCATTAACAATAGATACTATTCCGTTATATAAGCCTTGAAATATTGTTAATACTCCAAGACAAACAGCTTCAACTCCAGTTTGGAAACCATACCAGGCTGTCATTAAACCTAATACAACAGTTTGAATTCCAAGCCATAAAAATAATGCAGCTAATTGTAATGCATACCAAACTGCTTGTATTCCTAATCCTGCCGCCATAATTCCTAATTGTAAAGCATCCCATAAATATAAAATACCATACGCAACTTGATCGTTGGTAAACCATAGGTATGCTAAAACTGCTATCAATGCAATAATTAATATTACAATCCATGTAATTGGACAAGCAAGTAATGCAGTATTCAATCCCCATTGTGCAGCAGTAGCTGATAATGTTGCTCCAGCTTGCATCATACTAGCAGCAGCTTGTATTCCTTGTACTAAACTCATAATTGCCAATACTCCACTTACAATTCCAGAAATAATATTAAATGCTACATATGCAGCGACTATTCCAAGAATTACTGGTGCAACTGGTTCTAATACACTTACTAACCATGATATACCTTCAATTAATGCTAATATTGCTTGTGCCGCTAAACTTGCTCCATTTATAAACATATTAAACATTTCTTGAACTTGTTGATTATTTGCCAATTCATTTATTTTTACTAATACTGGATCCAATGCTTTAATAGCCACATTTTTAATTCTAGTCCAAATTTGTGCCCACGTCATAGGCATTTTATTATATCTTGCATTTATTTGGTCTGCAGAAGCAAACATGGCATTTTTTATGATATCTGCTGTAATTAATCCTTCAGAGGATAATTCTTTTAACTCTCCTTTAGATTTTCCTGTATATTCAGCAATTGCCTCAGCTAAAAGTGGTGCATTTTCCATAATAGAACGGAACTCGTCTCCTTGTAATTTGCCGTGCTGCCATTGCTTGAGTCAATTGATACATCGCTGCTGTCTGCTCTTGAATACTTGCTCCAGAAATAGCAAAGTTTTTATTCATAAGCTCTGTAAAAGCAACTATTTCATCAGTACTTTCAAAACTTTCTCCTGCTAATATTCCTAATTTAGATACTACACTTGTTGTTGCAAGAAAATCTGATCTTGTTCTATTAGACATAGCAAAAATTTTATTTTCTAAATCAGCGACACTACCATTGTCATCTACAATTAATTCCAATCTAGCCCTATTACTTGTTGTTGCATCAGACAGATCAACTACACCTTTTACTGCAGTAATTCCACCAAGAGTAAGAGCAATATTCTTTATCGTACTTAAAAGGGTATTACTACTAGTATTTGCAGTATTTATACTATTGTTAAATTGCTCTTGATTATCATGTCCATTTTTTATACTTTTTGCAACGTTATCATAATTCCCTTTTAAACTTTGTACTAAACTTCTTTGCTCTCTTACACTCGCTATAATGTCTTGTGCTCTTGCTGTCTGAGTACCTTCAGCAGCTATTATTTTTCTTGCTTCAGCTTCTACTTGTCTTAATACTTGCAATTCTGCTTGATAAGTTAATTCTGTTTGTAAAGCTGATTGATTTAATTTTTCGGCATTGTTTATAGCTTTTGTAGGTGCAACTGACATTTCATTATTTAAATTTTTAAAACCTCTAGTTGTTCTATTTAGATTTGAATTTATCCTAGCGAAAACAGAGGAAGCCATATCTTGAACCACTATTGAACTTCTTATAGTAGCCATATTTTCCTCCTTTTAGAAAAAATAAGATATTTTTACTTTTTCTTTATTTTAGCTGCCTCTCTCTTCTCATCTTCTACTCTTAATTGTATTGATGCAATGACAAAGGCTTTTTCTTTAAAATCTAAATTTAAAAATTCATGCGGAAATCTATGAAGTTTTTGAAGGCAAAAGTGAGCATATACAGCTTCACTATCACCTTCTTGAATTAGTTTTTTGCTTCTTCAACCGCATCCTCTAAACTATAACCATTTATTCTTTGAATTTCAGACATAAGATCATCATATTCTCCTGGATTTAATAAATGTTTTTTTAGTAATTTAATTGAATCCATTTCTCCATAAAAGTTTTGTAAATCTACATTGTGTAGATCTGGATAAACAATACATTTATCTGCTAATAATTCTAAATATTTTACAGTATCAAATTCTTGTTTCATTCTTTTTCCAGCTTGAACTTGTTTATAACATTGTTTCCTTATATTATCATTCTCATCTGCAGTAATAGTTTTTAATTTCCATTTTTCAATGTTTCCTTCTTTATCTTTAAATCTACTTGAAGCAATATATTCTACTTCTTTTACTTCATCTTTCAACATAAAACTTTCTAAACTCATATCTTATCTTTCCTTTCTAGTTTTAATTTTTTTGCTTATTATTGCATACCTGCTAGTTGTGTAAATTTAGTTGGATTTGCAAAGTCTTCAAATGTGAAGTTTATTTCTTGTTCTAAGAAATCTCCATCAACATCAAATGCTGCTAAAACTCCACCATCAACATTACATCCTTTGAATACCATTGTACAAATTCCTGCTGCAGATGTAGGATCATCATTTGTTACCTGGATATCAAAATACACATCTTCTCCTGTGTTTTTATATCTTTCCATTAATTCATCAAATATTGATGTGTTTTTATATATAGTAATTTTACCTGTTCCTTTCCAACCTGTTGATTTGTTACCAGAACCAGTTTTACCTAATATATTAATTTCCTTTTTTGTTTTCTCAAATTTTGCCTCAAAATCTTTACCTTGCATTAACAAATATCTTCTATTTTCAATTGTAACAAAGCATTCAGCTAGTTTTGCACTAATGGCATCCTTTGCATTCATTGTTATATTAGCCATTTCTTAATTCCTCCTTATAAAAAAATTAAGAGAACAATTACTTGTCCCCTTTTATTCTACAACTACTGTCATATATAATTTTTCCATTGCATTAATTACCTGTACACTTGTATTAATAGTTACTGACTTTTTATCATTTCCTATTTCAACACTTATATCATCATCTTCAAAATTTTCAATTGCTTGAAGAGTTTGATAATCTTTAAACAATGTAACAATATCGCTCCAAAGTGAAGTTCTTCCAGCTTCATTGTTTGCTATTTTTCCGAGATATTTAGAATTAAATACACTAGCAACGTCTGAAGCAATTTGATCTAATACTCTTATTGTTTGATTAGATTTGAATACCTCTCCTTTTTCACTTGTTGTATCTACTAAGCTATTAATGTCTACTAACACTCTAATTTCGTCTCCAACTTTATGAAGTACAAATTCCCCATTATCAATTGAGGTTTCTAATTGAGCTTGTGTGTAATCAGCATTTATAGTATATTCTCCATCATATGTCTTGTTTGTATTTGATTTATTTATTTCGCAACCAGCAATTACTCCGGTTACCCAATAAACAAGTGCTGATTCATCCTCAACAGTAGAATTTTTAACATTCACAACACCTTCATAATTTGCAGCATTATTATATAATACTACTTGGAACTTTATACCTTGTTCATCTCTTAATCTTTTAACATATTGAACATACAAATTAGATGTAGACTGATCTTTTGCAGTACAACCTACTGCATTTACTTGATATGACTCTAATTTATCTAGGAAATTCTGATGAGCTTCTCCACTTACATCTCCATTTGTTCCTCCAGTTAAAGCTTTACCTGCAGTAACTTCAAGAGTTTCCATAGTAAATGTTACATAATCATTATCTACTAATTCACTAACTTGTTTTATGGTTTGTTTATCAACCTCTTTTGTTCCTAAATATGTACTAACATCATATTTAGTATCATCATCTATATTTTTTGCAACTACTATTCTCAAATCATTTCCTCGTGTACCACTACATTTTGCAGTAGCAATATCCGTTGTTGCTTTATTTCCAGAATTTAATCTATAAAAATATGCTTTTTTAATATTTTTAAATAGATCTCTTAATCCTTTTAATTTTTCATTCGAATAATCATATCCAAATATTTTTAAAGAATCTTTTGCAAAACTTTCAGATGTGACTTCAATTATTTCTCCATCTTTTCCCCAGTCCATTTCAATTGCCATTGCAGCTACTCCTCTTTCTCCAATTGATGATGAGGCACTTTGTGCAGATGCAAAATTAATATATGTACCAGGTAATTTTTTATTTTGGCTTATAAAAGTTCCTCCGCCTAATGACATATTAGTTCACCTTTCCTTTCTTATAATTTTCAATTATTTTATTAATTTCTTTTTTACTATAGCTTTTATCTTCTAACACAGCATTTAATAAATCTCTGTTATTAATAAAAGTTTTAGAATTAACAATTTGCTCTTTTGAAAATTTATCTTCAGTTACTTTTTTTATTTCCTTTTTAGATGTTCTCATCTTTTTTTACCTCCCCAGTCAAATCATAATTATCCATTTTAATTGTTGTAGTTTCATCTTTCTTAATAAATATTTCATAGTCTATAAAGAAATGTAAAATCCCATCTTCAACTTCTGGGTGTAATTTATAAGCTCGTAATAGAGTCTTATCAGTAAGTTCTATATATTCTAGTTCATATAAATTATCTATCATATCGTATAGAATATCAGAATTTCCATCTTCTGTATAACCTATAATTACAAAATTTAATTTATCTTTATAAAATCTATCTTGTAATCCTATTTCTCTATTTTCTTCGCCTTTTAAATATTTAATAAAAAAACAAGGTTTATCAACCCCTTGTTGCTCTCCATCAGTATAAATAGGATATTTATTCTCATATATTTTATTAATTTTTGTAGCTATACCGATTACTACTTCTTTTACAACACTATCAACCATTATTAAAACACTCCTCTATATATTTTTTCATTTTTCTTTCAATCAATGCGGGAATTTCAGATTCTAGTTCTTTTTCAGATATAGTCAACATATATTTTCCTTCAACCCAAGATGCTTTTAATCTTTTACCTATTGCTGGCACATATCTTCCTGGTTCTTGACGATGGCCATATTCGACATAAGAAGCATATTTAACAGGGTTTTCTACAATTATTATATAATTGTTTCCCATTCTAGCAATTCTTAAAGATTTTGCATATGTTGTTGCATCTGGTACTGCTCCTCCCTCAGCTTCTGCTTCAGTATTAGCAGTCCATCCTCTTCTTAGTGTTCCTCCACTTTTTATTGTGTACCTTTTTCCACCTTTAACCTCAAAACTTCCTTGACCTACTGGTGTTCTTGGAATTACTTTAGAGAGTAATCTTGCAGCAAGTTCTTTTGCTACCTCTTGACAAAATCTGTCTATATCTATTTTAGATAATCTTTCAAATTGCTTTTGCAATTTTTCTATCTCACTAAAATCACACTCTCCCCATTTAGCCATATTAAGCCCAACCTTTCCATAGCTCGAGCATTATTTCTTGATGTGTGTTATAAATAGCTGGTTCTCCACTATTTTTATATGTCGTGGTTCTACCTCTTCCGGTAACAACAATTTTGCTTCCAGGTTTAATTACTAATTCTGGTGCTATAAATAATTTGATTTTCTGATTTTTTTTAGATTCGGTATCTGTTTCTGTATTTACGTATATATCTTCAAAAGAAATTCTACAAGGCTTTTGTGACTCGACAGTAACTTCGTTTTTATTTTTTGTAATATTATTTTCTACTACTGATTGTTGCTCTATAATATCACAAACAGAATCATAATTACTTTCTATTTCTTTTCTAGCTATAGCAATATAATCCATAGTTACCACCTCATCTTTCTATGCCTATATAAATCTTTTTTATACTTTTCTATTAGTCCATCCTCAGAATATTCAACGGTACCTGTACTATATATAATACCGTTTATTTCTACTTGTGAACTTGTATCTGCAAAAGTTGTTGTTGTATCACCAATCTGTAAACTTTTAACCTTTACATTCGATTTAGAATTCCCTTCTTCTTCTGATGTATCGTTAAATAATTTATCATAACCATTTAAATACCAATAATCTTTTGTCATCCTTAGCCATGTTGTATATAATCCATCTGGTATTTTGGGTTGATGAATAGTATCTAAAATTATAACTAATGTATCTAATAATGAATATTCTACTTGAGCAATAGCATCTTTATTATCAGCTGTTAGTTTTAATTCTTTTACTAACCTTTTCTTTAATTGTTCAACATCTATATTATTTGTTTTACTTTTTAACTTTTCTAAAACTGACATAATATCACCTACTCTCCTTCTGGATTTTGGTCTTCTCCTGTTTTGGATCCTTTTTCTTCAATCTTTTTTATAATTGTTTCTTTTTTCATATTATGAGTTACATTAATTCCTAATTTTTTTGCTCTTTCTCTTAATGCTTCTAATTCTTCGTCTTCGCCTTCATTATCTTCTCCATTTTCTCCTGTATCTTCTTGAGTATTCTCGCCAATATTATCTTCTGACTCTTCCTTGGGTTGTTCTTCACTAATTTCTTTTTCTGTTTCATTGGTACCGACATTTATGTCGCTACCATCAACACTTTTGTTTTCTTCCTTTAATTTTGTATTTGGATTTTCTTCTATTTCTTCAATAACTTCTACATATTCTTTGTTCTCTTCATACTGTGCTTCATCTATTACTGCTACTTCATTAATATAACACCATATATTATTTAGCTTAACTCCTGGACCTTTTACTCTTACTTTTCTTTTCATTTTTTTCTCCTTTCAAAATAAGATAAAGGCTTATTCGCCTTTATCTTATGATAATTTCATAGTAGCTTGGAATACCTCATCTGAGTATGGGAATGTTGGAAGTGCAGTAGCCACAGCCTTTTCCCATGTTGATACAGGATCCTTATCCTCTTCATATACCATAGCTAATATTTTTCCTACTTGTCTAATATCTATTGATGGATCTCTTTGAAGTCTAATTTCTTCTGCAGTTGGACCATATAATGTTTCTCCTAATTTTCCTTCTGGGAACATTACAAATGAATCCTCTGGGAAGTATCTTTTTATTTCTTCTGTTCCATCCTCTTTTACCTTTCTATATACCTCATCATAAGTATATATTTTTGGTAATTTTAAACTTTCTAAGTAAGTGTTTAATTCTCCAATACTAGCTATTCTTGTTGTATCTTTACCAAATAAAGCATTAACAACGTTTTGATTTGAAAGAATTTTTGCTAATACAGTATTAGAAGTTAAAGCTCTCTTTGGTTTAACAGTCATTTTATTGTACCAAGAAATCATATCATTGATAGGATTTGCTGTTGCTATACTCCAATCAACATTTGCAACTTTATGTGCTGCTGGAATACCATAATCAATAACCGCATCTAAACCATTTTCATCTAAAGTTACTGTTCCTTTTGCAAGAATTTCCATTCTCATTACTTCTACTCTAGCTCTAACACCTTGAACTAATGCATCTATATCATCATATACTTCTTGCATTAATTCTTCTTTTTCTGCTTCGTTTCTAGGTGATTCTAAAGCAATTATATCTTCCTCTGTTAAAGGTAATTTTCTTTTGATTAATGCTAATTCAATAGCTTTCTTTTGTGCTTTTCTTTGACCGATTTCAGATTCTGTATCAAACCCATGCACACTTGCAATAACTGGTGTTTTACTTTTATTTACAATCATATCAAATTTTAATGATCTTTTCTTTACTTCTGGGAATAATTCCTCTCCCATTAATGCAGGATATTTTCTATCCTTTTGATAATTTAAAACTTCTTTTTGACTAAATAATTCTAATACACTTTTTCCCATTATAATTTCCTCCTATTTTTTTATTTTATCCTTGTAATTCTGTTTGTTCAGAGTCAGCTTCTGCTGGTTCTTGTTCTTCATATTCGTCTTTAAAATGAATACCTGTCATTGTTGCTTTATCTTCTGCAGATATTGTTTCTGGTAATCTTGCTGCTAGTACCCATCCTTCATACATAACTGCACCTGGTTGTTTACCTTCTGTTACATCAACATCATTAAATACTAAACCAATAGCAACCCCATTTGAATTTCTATAAACAGTACCTGCCTTTATGATTTTTCTACCTTTTGCATTTGCTGTTACACCATCTGGACTAAATTGTCTTGTAAAATTACGGTATTTAGCAGATGCTAAAAAATTAACTTCATTTACTTCTTCACTTTTAACATACATAATAGTTACCTCCTAAATTTTTTTAATCAAAGAACTGGCTTTTTTCTGCTTTATCTTCAGCATTATTTCTTTTAGCAAAATTAGAAGCCATACTAACTTCGCCATCGCCATCACCTTTGTCTCCTTCTGGATCTACTGGCGAATATCCAGAGGCTTTTTTCTCAAAGAAATGAGGTGCTTGCTTTTTATAGTTTTCAATTAGTTCTTTTAATCCAACTATTGATTTCTTATCATCAGAAATTTTAGTTTTATCTTTATCTTTGTTTATTAATGAAATTATTGCTGTTCTTGTAAATTCGTCTTTTAGCACTTTGGCATCATCAAGACCTTTATTTAATAAATCATTATAAACATATTCTTCATTTTCTTTTTTTGCATTTTCCTCGATTTCTTTAACTTTTTTGTCATATTCTTCTTTTGAAATACTATTTTTTTGTAATTCTGCAATTGCTTTTTCTTTATCTTCTTTTTCTTTTGTAATGACTTTTTTGTCATTTTCTAGTTGTGCTTTTTCAGATTTTAAGGTTGTAATCTGAGTATTAAGTGCAGCAACCTCTGCACCATTTTTTGCCATAACAGATTCTACTTGTTCATCTGTTAATCCCATAGCTTTTAGTTCTTCTCTTTTCATGGTTTCTCCCTTCTAATACAGGTATTCGAGTTTTTATACGGAGCAACGCCTCCGACCTGGTGTTGTTGTCGAACAACATACAAAATCGTAATATATAAAAAATAAGTATGTAAACATACATACCTACTTTTATAACTTTGTTATGGTTGTTTTAGAATCCATTTAATCTGCCACTATATCGCAGACACCAAAAAAGACATATAAAACTATATGCCTTTATAATAAAATCGCCTTATATTCGAACCTCGTTCGAACGTGTTTAGACTTTTTATAATATTTCAATATTTTTTACTTCATTCTCAAATAATGAGTATGTTTTATTATCTTTTGCGTTTTGAATGCTTATTTCTTCAATTTCTGGTTCGTTATCTTGTGCTGGTACATATCCTACAACTGTTCCTTCATATTCATTACCATTAAATGTAGTTAATTTGATTTTTTTATTTAATAATTCCTCTAAATTTTTCCCTTTCATTTTAGTTGCCACCTTTCCTGTAAGGAACTATATGTGTTCCAGTTTTGCTATAATGTATTTTGAAACTATTAGTTTCTATTTCTTCATTTTTATTTTTTACTATTCCTATTGGATTATCTACTGTTATTATTTCTTTTTTATTCCATTTGCCACTGTCACTAAATTCTAATGTTCCTTTTCCAGCATATTGGTTAATTAACTCTTGTGCTTTTTCTTTGGATATTGTCAAATAGCTTCTTCCTTTTGTATAATTATTACTTCCTTTTATATGCTTATCTTGTTTTCCCTGATTTATTAGTTTATTGACATTACTAATATATGTTTTTGCTCTTTCTTCTGTTGTAATACCTAAGGCATCAGAATATTGTGCTTTTAGATTTTTCCATTCGTCTATATTATTATACTTCATTTCTTGAAATTTATCAAATGTTTTAGGCACTTCATCTCCTAATGTTTCTTTATATCTATTATATTGTGCATAGTCAGAAGATTTATTTTTGTTCATCTTTATATCCGTTTCAAATGCTTTTTTTGTTGTTGGATCTGAATACACATATTTTTCTAACCACTCATTATATGTAATATTTCTTGGTATATAATAAGTTTTGCCATCTGTGTTTCTTGCTGCACGTTCGCCAAATTCGAATTCATCTTCAAAATATGGAGCTGTTGTTGTTCTACATCTAATATGATATGGTGGAGCCGTAACCCCTATTTTATAATCTTTCATATCAAATATAGTTCCGTCTATTTCTCTACATTCTTCGGATGTCTTTGAATCTAATGTTGCTATATTTATATATTTTTGTACCCATAGTTCTTCAAAACATCTTTTTCTTGAATCACTTGCAAAAAAAGCAGATTCCGTCATCACCAATCTTCCTACTTTTCCCTTGGCCACATTAAAATCCTTTGAGATTTTATCTATTACTTCATCTGCATCTCCTCTTAAAGATTTTTCTAAATCTTTCTGCAAAGTATCTAGCAGTGCTTTCTTATTTTTCCAAATCCTGTCTGAGAATGTCTGTTCATCACTTGTCCACGGCCTTGATATAATCCTTTGAATAGTATCAACATTTAATGCTGCAAATTTAAAAGCAATATTTGAACCTTTTTGTAACTCATATGCTGTTTTATAATAAGTGTCTCTATATGACTCAATGATAAAATCATTTGTAGTTTGTTGTTCATTATAATATAATTTTTCGATTTGTTGTTGTATTTGTATTTCTAATGCTTCTAACCTTGAAATATGAACTCTTGCACTTGCATTTTCTAATTCTTTTTTCCAAATCAAATCAATACCATTTTCTTTACCATATTTTATATATTCATCTATATCCCATTTTAATTCTTTTAGTTCTTGAGTATTTAACCATTTTTTTGCTTCTTTCATACTTATTTGGTTATTTACAGCAAATCTAACCAACCAATTATTTATCTCTTTCTTTACTGAACTTAATGTTCTTTCATATGCTTCTTGTAACTCTGTAATATATTTTGATTCGTTTAATAACTGTGCTTTTTCAAGTTCTTCAAATCTTTTTATCCAATATTCTGCATTACCACTCATTATTTATCACCAACTTTTGCACCATCTTTATTAGAAGTATTATTATTTTTTAGTTCTTTTATCATCTTATCATATTCACTCTCTTGTTGTTTCATTTCTTCTTGCTGTTGTTTTTCTAGCTTTTCTTTTTCATCTTCTACATCATTAACATATGGGTGAATTGCAAGTATTGTATCTAGACTTAACATATCCATACTATTCTTGCAATTTTCTATTAATTCTTTTTCATTTACTGTCATTGTTTTATTAAATACAAATTCCACTTCTAAATCTGAATAATCTTTTCCATCTGTCATCTCTATCCAGTTATTATAGAAAAACATAAAATATTCTAAACTACTTTTAAATTCAGTTTCAATATTACTACAATCTAAATCTAAGTCAGCATATAATTGTTTTAGTGCCACACCTGATTCCTGTGTTCCAAATTTCTCGCTTTGTGTATCAACACCAGAACCACCTTCATAAATATCTTTTCTTAATTGTTCAATAAAACTTTTGAATGCTTCTATGTTCAAATCTATATTTTTTCTGTCATACTCTCCATCTTCATCAAGAAATACGGTATTATATGTAGCAAGATTTTTTTGGAAAGTTCCTGATTCTTCTTGATAGTTTTTTACAACATTAACACCATCTGGTGCATCATAAATCGCATCTGCAGTTTTTGAACATAATTCATCATAGCAATCTACTAACGTTTTTAGTAAATGTATTAATGGCATTTCATCACTATTATACTTAAAATATATAAAAGGTATCTTTTTCCATACATGAAGTGTATCTCCTATTTTGAAATGTGCTAAAATACTTGTTCCATCAGTATCTTTTTTAATGACTAAATCTTTCTTTTTTTCGACTTCTTCTACATCTTCTATTAAGTTAGAACCATCATAAATGTAATATCTTACACCCTCTAAATCCCAATATTCTACTTTTGTCCTTTTTTCCTTCTCAGTTGCACTTGTATATACTTCAACTTCATAAGTCATTATTATTGCATCTAATATTTCATGTTCTTCATCTTGCCAAAGTGGTATAATTCTTGTTGCATATCTTAATCTTACTTTTAGGTCTCCTTCTTCATCAATATATAACTGCCACCATCCGATTCCTCTTTTTACTGCTTCTATTAGTGTATATTTAAGTCTTTTATGCATTTTATTATTAAATATTCCTTTTAATATTTCTTTATAATCTGGATCTTCCAATTCATCTTTGCCTATTACTTGTTTTATAGTTGGTTTCTTTCTTAATAAATACCCAGCTTTTTGATTTATCATTTTATAAATAATTGGATGTTTTAACTGATAGTTTTTTAAATGTGGAGCGACTTCCTCTTGACCTTTTTCATTTATAAATACTCTTTTTTTGTTTTTTATATCTCCATCATTTTTAAAGTATTTACTACCTTCTATCATTTCCTCAAAATTATCTGATTGCTTGAATTCATTTATTTGTGTATCAATAAATTTTGATAAAGCTAATCCTTTTTTTGCACCTTCAGTTATTATCATTTTTACTCTGTCCATTTCAGTTATCATTTTATTTCTCTCCTTTATTTTACAAAGTATGCTCCCCTCTTCTTGTTAGGGAATAATGTTTGCAATAAGTATCTTAATGCGTCTAGCGCATGGTCATTTTGTTTAACAGGCTTGTCCTCACCTTTTTCTTGTGCCTTTTCGTCCCAAATGTACGAATTAAATTCTCTGATAATATTTTTGCATTTTGATTCTACAATGTGTATTCGTTCTTCATCTAGCCAATTTAATACTAAGTTAATTCCATCTATTACTGCATTGTCAGCTTCTTTTACTGCAATTTTATTTTGCTTAAACAAATTAATTAAAGAAGTGGCTGATGGATCTATAATTACCTTTCTAACTTCAATATCTCTTACCATCTTCTTATAATCTTTTAAAAACATATCATCAGTTTTGGTAATTTTCTCTTCTTGGCCTTTTTTATTTTTCTTTGTTCCTTTATTGTAGTATTCGTCTAATATCCATACATGAGGTTTTCCATTTATATACTTTATTCCGGCATAATAAAAACACCTGTGGATTTGTGATTCCATAATCAGATGTTACATAAAAATAATCAAATTTTTTAGGGATATCTGTTTTCTTTACGCAATGTTTTAATCTATCAAAATTAGGATATATAATTCCTTCAGCAAGTACCCATAAACCTAATATAAATCTTTGATAGAAAACGCCTATAAACATTTGCTTATATCTTTCTTTTACTTCTTCAGATAAACTTAAGTTATCATCCATTGTAAAATGTAAGTATATAATTCCTTTTTCTTTTGCTTTATCTATCCAGTTTATTTTGAACCAGTGGTTTGGTCCTTCTGGATTGCAGTTAAACCAGTATTTACTACCTTTTACAGAACATCTTGCTAGTGCTTGATTTACAAATGATTCTGGCATCAATGCAACCTCATCTAAAAATACACCTGCAGCAGTTATTCCGTTGTACTAAATCTTGGCTTCGTTCATCTTTACCACCAAAAATATAGAAATAATTAATTCTTTCTCCGCTTTGATATTTCTACTAAATTGTCTGATCTTCTATCTTTTATTTGGTAACCTTGAACTCTTAACATCAGTTTAAGCCAAAAAAGAACATTTCTTCTAAATGCTCCTACTGTTTTTCCTGCCATAATAAAGTTTTCGCCTTTAAATTTTGTCATAGCCCATAATACAAATGATAATGACATAGACAATGTTTTTCCAGCTCTGATACTACCATCAGCAATTATTCCATTTTTATCTTTTACTGGACTTTTATCATTCCACCAGGTTAATACTTTTTTTTGCTTTTTACTAAACTTTTTAAACTTGAATACAGTACCATTTCTTATTTTCTTTCTCAAAGTTATTGCATTTTGCATAACTTGTTTTTTTAGATTAGAAATTCTCTCGTCAAGAGTTAAATTATTCTTGTTTTGATTCTTCTTCATCATAATCATCCCATGTACTATCAACACTATCGTCAAGTGCTTTTATAAAACTATCATCCTTCATATTTTCTGGATCATTAGTTCCTTCTTTTGCAATTTCTCTTTCTAATCTAATCAATTCTAATTCAAGTTTTCTGTCATCATTTTCTATCTTATGGTAGCTGTCTAAATATCTTCTTTTGGCCTCCTGTACTCTAGTAAGAGCCTCTTCAAGTCTCTGTATTATATTTGTAGTACTTTCTGCTTCTGTAGTTGTTAATGTTCCATTATTTCTGTAAGATACATTATTAGATGAGCTTTTAGACATTTTTACAATGCTCATTTCTTTGCCGTTTTGCAAGTCTTGTATTTTCTTTAGTATTCGCCTTTCTCTAATTGATAATATTTTTATTTCGGACATTATTTGATATTTTTTATCATATAATTCTGTTTGTTGCATAATTACTTTTTCTTCATCTGTTAACAAATCATCATATATTGTTTCATATTCTCCTGTTTTCAGTGCTCGTGTATTTCCTTTTTCTGCTCCAGGACCTCCTTTATTTCCTTTTGCATTTTGATTTCCTTTCTTTACTTTACTTAAATTACTTTCCCTTGTCCATTTTTTCTTTTTTACTAAATAAATAACTTCATTGTAAGTGACACCATGTTTTTCGGCAATTTGTTTGTAGGTTTTTCCTGCTTTGTAGTCCCTTCTTATTTTGGAAATTTTGTTACTATCTTCTATCACATCATATCACCCACCTACCTTTGTTCTAAAATTGCCTCTTTATTTGTTAGTGTTTCCCAACGTTTTACTATAACATCACAATATTTTGGATCTAGTTCCATTGTATAGCAATTTCTATTTAATTGTTCTGCTGCAATAATAGTGCTACCACTGCCTCCAAATAAATCCAATATGATGTCATTTTCTTTACTTGAATTTTTTATTAATTTAGCAATTAGGTCTATAGGTTTCATTGTAGGGTGTAATGTACTTTGTTTTGGTCTGTCAAATTCTAATATTGTGCTTTGTGTTCTATCATTAATAAAATAATGTGCTGTTCCTTCCTTCCAACCATATAATATAGGTTCGTGTTGCCATTGATAATCTTGTCTCCCCATTACAAAACAATCTTTTTTCCAAATCAAACATTCTGCTAACTTATATCCTGAATCCTTGAAAGCCTTTCTAAAGTTAAGACCTTCTGTATCTGCATGAAAAACATATATAGATGCTCCTTCTTTTGTAACACCATACATATTTTCAAATACCTTTTTTAAGAATTCATAAAATTGATTATCACTCATATTGTCATTTTTTATTTTTAATGCTTCAGCTGTTTTTCCGACATAGTCAACATTGTATGGAGGATCTGTAAGAATCATATCCGCCTCTTGATTATTTATAAGTCGCATAATATCATTTTTTTGCGTGCTATCTCCACACATTAAGCGATGCTTTCCTAATATCCAAATATCTCCTGGCTTGGTAATTGGTTCTTCTATCTCTTCATATGCAGAATCAATATCAAAATTATCTTCTTTACTTCCAGTAACATCTTTTAGAATTTCATCAACTTCATCAAAATCAAAACCTGTTAAATTGGTATCAAAATCATCTAATTTTAACTCTTGTAATAATGCTTCTAATTTTTCTTCATCCCAATCACCTTGTATTTTATTTAATGCTATGTTTAATGCTTTTTCCTTTGTTTTATCTAAGTCTACTATGATACATTCTAACTCAGTAAATCCTAATTCTTTTAATACCTTTAGTCTCTGATGTCCTCCTATAACAGTCATATCTTTATTTATTATTAAAGGACTTACATATCCAAAATTTTCAATGCTATTTTTTATTTTTATATATTCAGCATCTCCTGGTTTCAAGTCTTTTCTTGGATTATAAGTTGCTGGTATTAATTTATCAATTTTGATTTTTTGTATATTCATTTTTATCGCCTCTTTTCATTCTATCTAATAGTTGTATTTTTATTTGCTCTGCTATTTTCTTCATCATAATTGGTGGTACACTCATTCCACATACATATTGCACATTCATCCCCATAAAATCATAATCTTGAGGAAATGTCTGCATTGTTATTATGTCTTTATCACTTGCATATCCTGGCACATCATATCTTAACGGTGGACTTCCTCCTGCTGCTATTGTTGCAGGTGTTCTATCATCTTTTAAATATTGAGTATTAAAACAACTTATTTTACCCTTTTCTGTTCTTTTTATTGTGTCACTTAGTTTTACATCTCTTGCTATGCGCTTTTTCCATCTCGCATATGTTAAAGTATTTTTATTTAGTGGTTTATAATTACTATCTTTTATTTCCTCATATTTTATTGGTCTTTCATTGAAATCCAGTTTTATTTTGGGAACATTGACATTTTTATTAGTTGCAATAAAAAATAATCTTTCTCTCCTTTGAGGCACACCCATTCTCGCTGCATTTAATAAAAATAACTGTGTATTATAACCAATTTCATTTAATTTTTTGATAATTAAATTGACATATCCTTTAGCATTACCTTGTATTAATCCTTTTACATTTTCAGCAACAATTATTTTAGGTTTCAATATATTGGCCAGGTCTATAAATTCAAAAAACAAGTCATCTAATACTTGACTTGTTTGACCTTCTCTAAATTTTTTATTTTTCCCCCAGTTTTTTTCTCTCTCACCACATAATGAAAATGTACTACATGGAGGACTTCCATCTAAAATATCTAGGCTGTATAATTCTTTTGGAAATTCTTTTAATTTGTTCATTTCCTGAATTCCCATACAATAATTATATTTTGGATGATGGTTTTTTACATAGATTTCATTGATTCTTTTATCAATTTCACAATTTCCAATAACTTCATAACCTGCTAGTTTATATCCCATAGTAGATCCACCACCACAGGAAAAACATGAAAAAACTTTATAACCATTATTTGATATATTTGCTAAATCCTTTAAATACCAATTATACTCTTTCATATTATTTCACTTCCTGGTTGCTCATCTATGTCAAATACAAAACCACATTTTGGACATTTACATTGAAACTTCTCATCATTGAAATCATTTAAATCTATTTCTGTATTTTCATTCATAGTTTCTTCTGTTTCTTTTATTAGTTTATTTATTTCTTTTTCTTCAAAACCAGTAACTAATAAATCAATATCACTATTTTCTAATTCATTAAATATGCTTTCTAATTTTTGATAATCCCATTCTCCAGATATCTTATTAAGTGCAATATTTAATAGTTTTTCTTTATTTTTATCAAAATTGACCACTATACAATCTATTTCTTCATATCCTAAATCCTTTAGGACTTTAATTCTTTGATGACCACTTATTACTGTTTTGTCTACGTTAATAATAATTGGTGCAACATATCCAAATTCTAATATACTATTTTTTATCTTTTGATATTCTTTGTCTTTTTTGCTTAATTCTTTTCTGGGATTGTAAGTTGCTATTTTCAAATCCCCTATTTTTTGCTTTTCTAAATTCATTTTTCTTTCCTTCTTTCTTGAAACATTCTAATTGCTTGAAGCAATTTTTACATTCTCTTTTCATACACATATCATATTTCATATATAATACCTTCTTCTTTTGCATCAAAAAAGAACCTGCAAAACACCGATTTTACAAGTTCGTTTTATCTATATTATTTCAAAAAATATAAGGGGATTAGTTTTTTAGCATATTTTTTGATGCTATTATTATAAATTATTGACAATGACATGTCAAGGACAAGTTTTGGACAAGATTTATAATTCAAAAATTACATTTTTCTTATACCATCAATGCCAAACATAAGCACTGCAATTTCTTCGATTGCAGAATTTGCATCTCTCCTAATTTGCCTCTCACTAATATGGTATTTTTCGGACATTACACTTATTTTAGGTTTGTATTTTCCTGCCACATATAAATCATTTAAAATATGTGCTTTTCGCCATTTTTCAGCATTTTTACTTTGATCCGCTTCAAACAAATAAAAATTTATAATTCTTTTTATATGTGTCAATATAATTTCTGTTCTTTTTTTCGATGCTAATATAGATTGAACTACGGTTACTTCATCATAAGATTGACAGAATAATTTATCTAACACCTCTTCAACAGTTGCAGTTTCTAATTCTTTTTCAGTAAATGTTGCTTGATTACAAGCTTTCACAAAATTCCTATAATTTTTTAATAATAATCTTGTATTCTTTATCCTGGTATCGTAAGTTATTTTTTCTTTCAATCTTTCCTCATTTCTAGCTTGCTCAATCCCCTTTTTTATGCCTCTTGCTACACCATCTGTAACAATTTGTTCTATTATATTTAATATTTCACTTTCTCTCTCAGAAATTTCAAATTTTTCCATACAAAATCCTCTCTTTCTAGGTAAATTGTATGCTATATGCTTTGGTAAATGATAATTCTACAATTCTTGATAATATTACAATATTCCTATTTTTATCTTTGATATTTTTTACTTTCTATTAGAGCTCTTTCTAATGGTGCTGTATCTATGTTAAAGTCTTTATATCCTTGTTTAATAATATTGTAGTAATGATTATTTGGTTCTGATACTTCTCCTTCGTTCATTACATAGGCCATTCCTATTATTTCTTTTCCATTAACTTTTAGTTTTATATATTCTTTTCTATATAGTCTTGGATAGCCTTCATATCTGTCTAAAGATTTTTCACACAATTCTGTTATTTTCCACAAGCCTACTGGCGTTTCCGCTCCTTTACATTTTATAATATTTGCTACTCTTCTAAATTCTAATTTGTAGTCGTGTAACCTATATTCTCCTATCGGTACTGCATTTGGACATCTTACTGCCATTTGTTCTTTATTCATATTACTACCATAAGCTATGTATATTTTTTCCATAATTATTTCTCCTCCTTTTTATTCTTCTTATATCTAGGATCATTACTACCATATCTCCATGCTGCAGAACCACTTAAATGTTTTATTAGATGTTCTCTATAATTTTTGTACTCTGGTCCGATGAATCCAATTCTATTTAAATATATTCTCATTGCAAATTTTTCATTTTCTTCTTGAGTTTTCTTATAACTTGCTTTTCTTTGTTCTAATGCTTGATTATTTATTGCTAGTGATAATAGTATATATGCTTTTACTTTTCCTGCGTGTAATGTAGAATTGAATCCTCTTAATTCTACTGTATGATTTCCCTCGAAGTAACTATGTAAATTCAAAAAATGATATCTACTTTGGTCATAATGGCTATGGTATCCTGCATTTCTTTCGTTGTACCATATATCTTTTATTTCCTGCATTGTTTTTGGCTTTTTCTTTTGTATCTCGTTTATTAGCCTTTGGTCCATTTTTTTACACCATCTCATTCTATCTTCTTTTATCTGTAATGCTTTATAGAGTAAATCATTTTTACTTGCTATTATGTTTATAAAATTCTTAATACTTTGTACCGTATGATCTGCCCCATCTAAATGTATATGTATTCCACAAGTGCTATTTGTTTTCCCTCCTGCTGCTCTTAATGCTCTCACTATTTCTTGTATTTTATCTATGTCTGTTGCTGTTAATATTGGACTTACTAATTCTACTGAATATGCTCTATCATCTGTATTTCCCCATCTGTCTTGCTTTCTAATGCTTGCATCATTCATTATCTTCCACGTTCTACCGTCTGTTGCATTTATCTTTATTGTATTGTAACTATCTCTTGTATGTTGCAACCTTCCTCCTACAATTCCCTTTACTGCATTTGCTGCTGTATCTTTTGTTATTCCTGTTAGTTCAATTTCAATTCCAAATCTTTTTGTTAACATAACTTTATACCTCCTTGTGACACACATTATACCGCGCATTTTCAGTTAAGCCAACGCTTTCAGCGATTATTTTTAACTTTTGTTACAGTTTTTTTCACTTTTAGTTTTATCATTATTTTCATTTGGAATATCTATATATAATTCTTTTTCAGTAAAGTTCTCCCAATATGGTGTATCTGTAAAAGTTACTTCAAAAAACATTTTATTATTTTGATTTCCTAATACTGATTGATAACCGTTTAATACTCTCCACTTTCTTATTTGTGCATCCCATACAGGTTTACCAAGTAATAATAAGATTTGTACCCATCCTAATTTTTGAGTACTTGTTTCCTGATTTTCGTTGTTGTCAATTTTTTTAGGAATTTTGTTTGATTTTGTCGCATCTTCTTTTTTCTTTGGCATTTAAATACCTCCATTCATGTTATTTATTAAAACAATCCCCATTCTGCAAATTTTTCAAATCCACCTTTTGCTTGAATATATTTTCTTGCTTGTTCAACTATTTCTTCATATGGCTTTCCATCTACAATTTCATCTCCAATAGCACAACTTAATTCTACTGGTTTTCCTGTCTCTTGTGCTTTCATAAACACATATATATTTATACTCACATCTGCTTTTGACAAATCTTTTCCGTGTAGTCCGTCCTCCTGTAATGCTATCTCCCATATCACTTCCTAATTTTCTATTCGTAGCTCCAGTATCAACATTTATGCCACCTGTCCAATCTCCTAATGGATTTATTTTTGCTGTTGGATATTTTCTTTTTAGTTCTTCTGTTTTTGCATTACTTTGACATATTATTAACTTTTCCCCATCTAATATATATTTTCCATCACTTTTATATTTACTATATAAATCTCTTGCAAGATTAGATATTTCATTTTGCTCTTCTGTTAAAGGTACGCCTTTAAATATTCCATTATCTCCACATCTAATTTCTTTTTCTTGATTTTTAGCTAAATGCTCATCTTGTTTTGCTAATATTATTTCAACTTTTATGTCTTTTGTTTCAGCAATTCTATATACTATATCAAATATATCAGTTTCATTAAATATAACTGAACTTTCTATTATAATTTTACAGTTTCCATGCCCTATTAACACTTCAACTGCTATTTTAGGATTTTCCTGCATTTTGTATCCTAAATCTACTATTGCTCCTGCTATTCTATCAGCTACTTTATCTGGATGATCCGGATTTACTTTTTCTATCATTATTCTTCCTCCTTAAATTTCATATTCGTACATTGTAGGTTTACCATATTGTTGACAGATTTCGTGTTCAATTTTACATCCTCTTGCATTTTGCCATCCATTCATAAACATTACTGCATCTACTTTTCCTATTGCTTCAATGGACTTTGACAAATAATATAATGCTACATCACAATTTTTTGGTGCTTCTTCAGCAAATATAGTGTCCACGACCTCCCAACATAATCTTTCTAACTTATCTACTATTTTTTCTCTTTCTTTTCTTATTTGTTCTTCCGTTTTTCCTTTCATTGGTTGACTAATCATTACTTTCATTTTTTTTCGCCTCCCTCTTTGATAAAATTAATTTCAATATATCTAATAATTCAAGCCATTCTTTTTTATCGCAATCCCAACCATAATTATCGCATTGTTCAATATCTCTAATCATTACTTTCAAATCCTTTGTTGTAAGTAAATGTGTATTTCCACCTATAACTTCACAGGTCCATTGAACTATATATGTCTGTCTTCCTAGTGCATATCTTTCTGCACTTAATAGAATCATACTTATATCTTCTATTTTTCCATTGAAATTTATGTCCATAATTTTTTTATTATCTTCTTTCTCAGGACTATCCAGTAAGTTTATAAATTCTTCTGATAATACTTCTTTATAAGATAGTCCTGATGCTTTAGATTTTTTCTTTGCATTTTCAACGATTTCTTTTGCTTTTTCTGGTTTTGCTATGGAATATATCTTGGCAATATACACATTAACTTCAGTCATTTCATTTTCTTCTCGCATAATTTTTTCCTTTCAATTTTTATATTTTCTTTCATTACATCAAGTTCTTCTATTTTTGGATTAACATATAAGCATATATCATAAGAATCGTTTTCTTTGTCACATTGTAAATTAAAACAAATATTTCTTTTGTCTTTATATTTTTCATAAAACTTTCTAATCTTTTTATGTATTTTTTTACAATCTCTTTCAATGCTCATATTACAACCACCTTCCTAAATATTTATTTTCATATTCTTGTTTTAGTTGAGTAGCTGTTTTTTCTAATGATTCATTCACATTAATATTTAATCGACTATTTATTTGTTTTTCTATTTCATTTAAATTTATTGGTATTTTTGTATTTGCATCAATTCCAATTAGAGCCATCTTTACTTTTTTTTCTACATCTGCTAATTCTTCAAAAATAATATTTCTTGCTTTTGCTTGTTCTAAAATTTCTAAATACATTTCCTGGTATTCTCCTGTAAAGTATTCTTCTTCAAACCATCCCAAGTCCATCGTAACACCATAATTATAAAAACCTTTATTGGTCCATTTTTCTAATAAATACCAACATCTTTTGTAATTTATAAATTCCGATAGCATTTTAATTATCGTTCTTGGTGTTACTCCTCTATTACTATGGTTTTGAACATCTTGAATTGTACAGTACCTTATACAAGTTCTAAAAAATGCTTTTTCATCTTCTTTCATTCTTGCACCACCTCAAAACTATTTTCTTCAAACTGCTCGTGTGTTAATATTCTTAATAATTTAACTTCTTTATTCCTTATACTTTCCTTTATATCCGAATAACTAAATGTAATTGACTCTTTCTTAATACCTATATAAAAAATATCGCCATCTTCTTCAATTTCCAATACATCTCCTGGTTCTATTAAATCAAGAACATCTTTACTATGTTTTTTTATTTCTTCTAAATATGCACTGGCCATTGTGGTATCACATACAAAATATGTTGATTCCATTTTCTCATCTGGTAATAGTATTTTTTTTACAATTCCTATATCCCCATCCTCATTTCTAATATAATCATTTATGTTAATGCAATCTTCATTTGGACATCCATATGTACCATTTATTTTTTCAACTATATTGCATAAATCATTTTCATTATATTTATTTAAGCATTTATTACAAGTATTGTTAACATATTCTTTATCATTCATCTGTAGTACCTCCTTCATATTTAAATTTATAGTAATCACAACTGCAGTTCATTTTGTATCTGTAATTAATGTATTTATCACACCAAATTACATCTTCTAATATTTTTCCATTTTCCTTTTTATTTCCTATATTGTATTTGCAACTATCACAGGTATAATCAAACTTGACCACTTTTCCTGTAAAAAAATCAATTATCATTTTTTTACTCCTTTATATTTTCTATTTCTTGATCTAGTGCTTCTATTCTACTTTCTATACTCTTTTTAATCATTTCTAATTCATCTAATGCAAATTGCATTCCTTCTCTTTGACCAATTAACTGTTGTTTTAATTCTTTCACTATATATTCCCCTCCTTTCTTTAAAGACTCATATAAAAATCTATGTATGAATAGTCTTTATTTTCTGCTGTAGACCATATTGCAGCCATCAAATCTCCCCATGCTCTATATGAATATGTTGCTACTGTAAAATCACTAAAAACTGGTACTCCATCATCTAATTCTTGATGGTCATTCCCGCAATATTTTAAATTTCTATCTATAATTGCTTCCCTTAAGGCTTCTTGATAAGGATGTGCAAACTCTTTAAATACATTTTTGTAGTCTAACCATCTATCTCCTTCTTTAAACCATCCACCTAATCCTCCAATATTATTGTCTTTTAAAATATCCATACTTATTAATTCTTGAGCATCGTCATAACTTATCCATTTTATTACTTTTATATCGCTTTTTGCATTATCTTCGTCCTTTGCTACTTGTAAAATACACATAATAGTAATCCCTATAAAAGTTCCTATAAATAACCCTAATATAAAAATCATTATATAAACACCTACTCTCTATTTCCATATAAGTTATACATATATACTGTCTCTCTTAATGAGTCTAATTCCACATATTGTTCATTTATTTTCACTTGCTGTTCATCGACTCTTTCTTCTAGTTTATTAATATATTCTTGCTTTTCACTAATCTGTTTTTCTAAATCCATATTTTTGTTTTTTAGGTCCATATTAATAGCTATACAACCTATTATAAAGCCTATCAGAAATGGTACTATAACAACTAATACCGCTTTTATTCTTTCGTCTTTCTGATATATTTCCTTATCATAAAATTTCATTTGTAAATTCCTACCTTTCTATAAATTTTTTTCCGCCACACCACATATAATTATCTGTGGGACAAAATTCATCATATACAAATGCAAACCTTTCATGTTCATCGCAGTACATATCTCCATGTTCTACATATGTACAATTTATGCAGTTCTCACAAGTTATAACTGTTTTGTTTTTATATCTTTTTCTTTGTACTGGTTTCGTCATTTTTGAACTTTCCTTTCTCTAAATTCATTCTATTTGTTTTATCAATTAACTTTGCTATGATACTTCCTGTTTTTGTTAGTTCTGCTTCCTCATATATTAATTTATGAGTATTCATTATCAATGCCTCAGAATTAGAAACTAAAATTAAATTTTTTTCTTCAAAGTTTTTATTGTTTTTATCAGCAAAAATCACTTTATGTCCATCTGGTATCTTTCCGTGTTTTTTTTTCATATATATATCTATGTTTTTCAATCCATACATTTGGTTCTGCTATTTTTATTAATGTATATCCTTTATTTTCTCTTTCACTTCCTACAGGTAGATTACAGCTTTTTAAACCACTACTAATCTTATGTGAATGTTTATATTTTTTCACTTGACCAACTGTAAATTTAGTATTAAATGTTTCATTTAATTTTTTTGTTAATTCTTCATTTCTAATTCCAATTGCATTGTCTTTTATAAATTTTTTATGTTCTTCATTAAATATTCTTTTCACTCTTGTTCCCTTCATTTAAACTAAGGAGTGGAGATATTTCACTTTGACTATCATCTGCAGAATCAAAATATTTCTTTGCTTGTAATAGTAAATTAGCATTGTTTATAATAGTTTGTGAAACACTCACTACTTGTTTAGATATTTTTATTTCTTCTTCTTTTTCTTCTTGAGTTGCATTGGGATTCATTAAATTTTCTAATTGCTTAAATAAAATATTATTTAAATCTAATAGTTTGTTTGTTTGCTCTTTCTTTTCTATTTTGATGTCTTGAGGCTTATATTTTTTCAAAAATTTTTCAGATGTTATTACTTTTTCATATTCATTTTCTGATAAATTTCTATATTTGTTATATATTCCGCATTTCTTTAAATTTTTTTACTAGATTCTTTACATCTTCTTCTTTAATTCCAATAGTTGTATGTAAACTCGTATCAACATCATGGTATTTACAAAAATATATTTGTTCTTCTAATGTTAATGATTTCATTTGACGTTCCTCCTTTGTTATTGTCTTATGTATGGTCTATCTACATATAAACTTACTGGTGGTTGTGTATTTCCCATTACTGATAAATAAATTTTTCCTGTTTTCATAAACTCTTCTTTCTCTTTATCCGTCATCTCCCAGCAAGATACAATATGTTTATCTGTTTTTAATGCTGGTAAATCACCACAGCCAGGTGCAGTAAATATACAATTCATATCTTCAAACTTTACTGGATTCATTTTATTCCTCCTTTATTTTTAAATTATATTTATCTTCAAAAACTTTCTTTTTTGCTATATACTCTTTTGTTTTAAATCCTTTTGTGTCAATTATTTCTGATGTTCCATCATTGTGAAACACTATAAAATCAGCTTTATATTTTAGTCCTGGTGCTAGTATAAACACAGGCTGCAAACAAAAACCTCTGATGTCTCCGCATTGCAGCCTTAGCTTTAAATCACAGTAATAGTCCGCTTCTTTCTTGCTATCAAATGTTTGTCCATCTACAGATGTTTTTACTGCACCATATTTACTTCGTTTTCCTTTGTTTTTTTGATATTCCTTGTATTGATCTATACTCCAATGTTCTTGACTACTCATTTTAAATTTTCCCAACTTTCAACTTTTTTATATGCTGTTTTCATTCCTCCGTTCTCATTTAGCATTGGAATAATATTTTTTATTTCTGGAAATTCTCTTTTTAATGATTCTGCCACATCAATTAAAGTTTTTGCCATTTGTGCCATCTCAATAGGTCCTCCATGTCCTTGCACAATAGATATTGGTGCTTTTTTAAATTCCTTTGTTATTACCACTTCACAGGTTAAACAATCATTTTCTGCTTTTATTCTGTTTATTTTTTGTGTTTCTTGAATTTCTCTAAAATCCATATTTTTAATCCTCCTTCTTTTTCTTTGCACATTTCAAGTCCTTTATTATTTTTGGTGTATATTGTCTATTCTCTTGATTACTTTTTAATGTTTCAATATTTTTTATAGTTGTATCTGTTTCTGCACAAATACCTTTTGTTATAAATTTACTTGCATATGGTTTTATTGTATTTATTAAATCTATTTTATCCTTTATACATCTTCTTTCTTTTAGCACCGTTTCTAATTTTTTATAAGTACTCATTATTTCTATTGCATTTAGTTTACTTAATTCAATTTCATGTAAAAGGTCATCTCTTTCTCCTTCTTTGTTATATAACTCTGTATTTAATTTCTTTTCTGTTTCATCTATGTTATAAAAAAATTCCTTTATGTTTTTTAATAAATCTAATGCTTGTTGCATATTCTCTATTACCATAATTTTTCCGCCTTTCCTTTGTATCTTTTTTATAGGTTGTGTTTGTTTCTAAAAATTCAATAATTTAAATCCGTTTTAAATTATGTTTACTAATTACATACTTATATGCATTCCTGTTCTATCCTTGTATAGATTGCATGTTTCAAATAATCCCATTTGCTTTCCTGTCAATAAACAATGTGGAAATTCACAATTTAAAGTTGGAACACACCATTCGCAATTTTCACAAATTTTTAATTTTCTTGAAATTAATTCATCTTCTCTAATAAAGGCCATATTAGTAATCCTCCATTTCATAAATAGTATCTGTATCATATTGGCCACTTAATTCTGTTTGATCTAATGCAGACAAAATACATTTTTTAAAATATGATTTTGGTATTTGTATTCTATTTTTAGTATTAGCAATAGCAAAATTCTTTAAGGCATAACTTAGTTTCTTTGAATTAATTTCTTGTATTTTTTCTCTAGTATCTGGATTCATATACATTTCCTTTAGAATTTCAGTCATTTCAATAGCTAATTCTGGAGAAAAAATATACATTTCACAATTATTTATAAGTCGCTCAAGTTCCATCTTTTCTGTCTCATCCATCATATTAGTTAAAGTTTTATTTTCTTTTTCTGGTTTGTGATTAGATGGATAAATCGATTTTATTTCTTTTAATTTAATTTTATTTAATTTAATTTGATTTGATTTAATTTGATTTAATTTGTTATTTTTTGCTATAACTTTGCTATGTTTTTTGATAGCATTTGTTATAACTTTGTTATTATTTTTTAATAGCATTGTTATAACTTTGCTATTTTTGTTTATACCTTTTATCTTTTTGTTATTTTTTGTTATAACTTTGTTATCATTTTGTTTACCCCATCTATTTTGCATAGCTTTCTTTCCAGCTTGACTTCTTTTTTCTTTCAAAGTTTCATATTTTTCCATTCTTCTTAATAGACTTGCCGACCAAAAAGACTTATTATCTGTATTAAATAGTCCATTTTCACTTTCACTATCCGTATACTCATTTATGCAATCTTGTAAATATTTTTCTACATCTATAGTAGTACCAGTCTGCATTTTTATAGCCCTATATGTATTCTTGTTGAGAGGTAATTTATATGTAGATTCATTTCTTAACATTTCTAATATGGCCCAATATAATCCATATCCTTCTAATCCATAATCGCATCTCATTCCTAATATTTTTGGATCTGATAATGCATTTGCATCATGACTAAAGTAATAAACATCTTTACTTGCCATTATTACCTCTCCTTTCTTTAAGAATCGTATCCATTGTTAATTGTTGATTTTTATATACATCATTTAAATATTTTTTTTCACATACAGGTCCAAATCCTTTTTGAATGCTTCTCCAGGTTTTCAATTCTTTTCCACAAAGTCGGCAATTAAATGATTTATCTTGTATGTCCGGACATTTTTTTAAGGCTTTTATGGCCAAGCTAATTGCTTTTATATCCTTTAAATAAATTTCATCTGATTCATCATTTTGTATAAAACTAAGCCTGTCCCTTTTTAATTCTTCTAATTGAGTTATTGCTTTTATACTATTCATATAAACCTCCATCAAAATGGATATAATTTTAATTCTAGATTAAGTCCCGGTTTTGCCACTGTTGTTTTTATTTTTGTTGCTGCATATACTTCATTTAGCATTATATCTTGATTAGAATTTGTATCAGATAAATGGCATAGTACAATATTTTTCGCATAACTTAGGTCATTAGATTTTAAGAATTTTATTACATTTTCTAAACTAAAATGGCTTTCCAATAATCTTGAATATCTAGTTTTATTTATTACTCCATTTTTTGCATTTTCTTTTGCAATTTTCTTATTGTAATTACATTCTAATAATAGGTAATTTAGTTTATTAAATTTGTATTTAATATAATATGTATCTGTAGCATATATAAGTTTTTCGCCAGTCGGTTTATATTGAATTAAAAATCCCAATGGTTCTGCAGCATCATGTTTCGTGTCAAATGGAAGTATAATAAAATTCCCAATCTCAAATTGTTGTAGAGCTTTTATAACTTTAAATCTATGTCCTACTAAATTTTGCTTTTTAAAAGTTCCTGCAGATGCATATATGTTTATTCCATATAAAGCAAAATTTGAAGCATACTTTAAATGGTCCATATGTTCATGTGTTATTAAAACTCCTTCAATACCATTAAAATTAAAATTCAATTCTTTTTGAACAATTTTAAAATTAACACCTGCATCTAATATTAATTTTTCATTGTTTACTTCTATTAGATAGCAGTTGCCACTTGAACTGCTACCTAATACTTTTAAATTCACTAAAATGCTGGTCCTTCTGATTTATTATTTGTTTGAATATCTATTGGCTCTGCAGTATTCTCTGCATCATCTGCAGAGGCAGGTAATTTTTCTGTAGAGTCTGTAATATCAATCATTTCCTTATTTGCATTTTCTTCTATTTCTTGAGTTATTTTATCTTCCTGGTTTTCGACATAATATGTATCATTCTGATCTAGTACATAAATATAACTTTGATTTACCTTTTTTGGATCTACTGTTACTTTTTTACATGTTGCTCTTACCATAGTCTTATAAAGCATTTCATCTGTCCAACCTTCAACTTTCTCATTTTCTTTCGTTGTATAATTATACTTTGTTCCACCCCAAAATTCTGCTGATGCTGTAGATGGTTTTCTTTTTAATAATTCATCTACTGTCATTACAACTAATTTATTATGTATTTCGTTTTCATATCTGATATATCCAAATCCACCAATTACATTACCTCTATTAAATGGATTTGTTATTTTAAATTCATAGCCTTCAATATTATTTTTATATACTGGTTGGAATGTATCATTTTCTCTTACTAATTCTACTTTTATATCTACAATTTTATATAAAGAAAACTGTGTTGCTATATATTTAAGTCCCTCATATCCTGCCATTAAATTTAAATCATATTTGCCTGTTTTTGAGTTTTTATATGGTACTACATGAAGATGATTAGCTATTGACATGTCAAGCCCTAATTTTGCATTCTGGACAACATCTGTTGCTAATTTATTCATATTAACATTGTTCCAAGTTACTGTTGGATCATCTTTTTTCTTTGTGCTTAATTGTCTACTTGTTTCAGCATTTCTTAATGCATTATCTATTCCAATGAAATAATTTCTTATCAATTGTCTTTGATAATCATTTAAATTAAGTTCTCCTACATTTCCTTCAAATTCCTTCATTACCATTCCTGTAAATCTTTCACTTGCTGTCAATTCTTTTTTTTGTAATTCTGTTTGTTCTTTTTTTACAACATCAGTACTCATAATTACTTATCCTCCTTTATAATAAATTTCATACCTGTTTTTTCCTCATTTTCTACTATTACTGTGCAAAAAGCAGGTATGCATGATAAATCCACACCAATTGCAGCTACAAATGATCTAGCAATTGCTATTGCTTTCATTGATTGGTTTACAGCACCTGCTCCTATTGCTTGTAATTCTATTTTTTTATTTTCTTGTAATCCTCCTGCAATTGCTCCTGCAACGCTATTTGGATTTGATTTACTTGATACTTTTAAAACTATTTTATTTTCCATTATTTTTCCTCCTCTTTTTCTAATATATCTAAAATTTTATTTATATCAGATATAATACTTTCTTTATTCTGTTTTGTTTCTTTTGATATAAGTTGTATAGTTTCCGCAATTCCTACTAGTACATTTATAGTTTCAGTATTGTTAATCGTAACACTTACGCCTTTATCATTCTTTGTAAATTTTACAATAGTTATAGATTTCAATTTAACCACCTCTAATCTTCAAATACTGATAAAAAATTTTTACTTCCACTATATCCAAAGCATAAGTTTCCATTATCACATATTAGTGCTAATTCACAAAGTTCTACTTCTTCTGGACATTTATAAATTTTATATTCTCCATGTGCATAACAAGCTTTTCTTGAATAAACTATGTCATATTTTTCTAATTGTTCTTTTGTAGGTTCTTTATGATTAATATCACTAACTTTTAGTATTTTGTATTTTTTTTGTAATTCACTATAAATCTGTCTATTTACAGTCATTTTTTCTTCTTCATTTTCTGTAAATGCATATGATTCATATACTCTTTTTTCCATTTACAACACCTCGATTCTTAATTTAGAATCCGTAGTTACTATTAAACTAATTATTTGTGTATTTATTGGGTAAATTTCATTTATTGATTCTCTATTGTCTATAAATATTGGTGCGGATGTATTGTAGAATTTTATAAGAGTATTTATAATATCTAATCCTGCAAGTATTTTATGTGCATTATTTACATCAGAATATGGAACACCATTTACTAATGTATCGCAGCATTCTATAAGTCCTCCATTAATTTGAGTATCAAACAACCTAAATTTTACTATCTGGAATTTACTATTTATTGCATTTTCTAATAATTCTACTTTGGTTTTTGTAAATTCTTCTAATGCATATTGTTCGCCCTCTAACTCTTGTATTTTCATTGAAATATCTTTTTCTTCATTTTGTAATTCTTCTATACGTAGTTTTGTTTTTTCTTGTATATCTCTTTCATTTAATATTTTATTTAATTTATTTATTTCTTCAGTAATTTCCTCTTTTTTATTTTGCAAATATGATATATCTCCATTTGCTAAGTTATTTACTTTTTCCTCTAATTCTTCGATTTCTTTAATCTTGTTGTTGTACTCTGGAAGCGAAGTTACATCAAATGAGTTATCATTTTCTTTTGCTTTTTCTATTTCTGTAATTTTATTACTGATTTCAGTTAATTTACTATTTAATTCTTGAATTTCTTGTTGTAGAATTTCTCTAGCTTTTGTATTTTCATCAATCCTTATATTAATTGCCTGGCCTTCTTTATTTATTGCATCTTGTTCACTTTTTATATGTAAAGCAAAATTATTTTCAAATTGTTTTTGCATTTCTTCAATCTTTTCAGTTTCATATTCTCGTTTACAAGTTGGACAAATAAATGAATCCGGGTCAAATGTTAATCTTTTATTGCTAACTTCATCCCATTTTTTATACAATTCTTGTTTTCTATTTTGATCTTGTTTAATTTTAAATAATCTTTCATTATCTTCGTCTTGTTTATTTCTAATTTTACTTTCTAGTATTCTTTTCTCATTTTGCAAATTAATTAACTCTGAAGAATATTTTTGCGAGTATTCAGTTTCTTTTTTCAATTTATAGTCTGATAATTCTTTTTTTGCTGCAGTTAACTGGTCTGCAATTTTCATGTTTTCTTTTGCTCTTGCTTGAACATCTGTCATCTCTAATTCTGTAGTTTTTAATTGACTGTTAAGTTCTTCTTTTTCTTTCTCAATTTTTTCATAGTCAATATTATGTTCTGTAATTAGTGTATTTGTAAGCTCATCAATTCTGACAGGTATTGATTCCTTTTGTTTATTTAATTCTTTTATTTTAGCTTGTACTACTTTTTTATAATCATCAATACTTCTACCTTCTATATTTTTTCTTATTGAACTAAATTCTTCTTTTGAATCAAGTATTTCTTCATCTGATATATTTGCTCCAGAAATATTTATGAGTAATTCTCTTCTTTCTGTCCATTTTAATTGATTATTGAAGTATGATGGATCTGTAATCAATTTGAATAGACTCTCCGGTATTAAACTATTTATTTTTTCTTCATAATCTTTTTTCTTTACAGGTACTTCATCTATCCAATAATTAGTTTCGTGTCCGGAGAACTCTTGCTCACTTTGTCCTCTCTTTTTAACCCATTTTTCTTGAAATACTTTCTTGAATGTCATATCTTGACCATCTATTAATAAAGTGGCCTCTACTTCATGTTCTAAAAAATGAATTGGTTTATTGTTTTGATCTAAGGTTTTTATATTGAAGTCCTTTTTATCATTGCTATCTTTATCAAAAAACAACCATTTAAATGCATCAAATATTGTTGTTTTTCCAGTTGCATTTTTTCCATATATATTGGTATTTTGTCCGTTAAAAACAACTTCTAATTCTTTTATTCCTTTGAAGTTTTTTAATTTTAAATTGAATATCTTAATTTCCATAATTATTTTCCTTTCCTTTTTATACTAAATGTTTTTTCAGCATCTTCAGCAGCTTCTTTATAACCACAATCCGGACATATTTCTGTTTTATTATCTCTTCTCGAAAGTGCACCTCTACCTTGTGCATATGTTTTTCCACATTTAGGACATTTTGCCATCTATTCTCCCTCCCTTTTATCTTGATTTTCTAGGTTTTGTGTGTTAGAATAGCATTAAAGCATTTATATAAGTGTTTTATAGAACTATTTGGTACTTTGATCGGTATTTGGTAGTTCTATTATTTTTGCTTGTTGCTTTTCTTTTTTGTAAAAACCATCTATTTCATCAATAAGAAGTTCATATCTAGTATCAGTACATAATTCTGATATTTTTCTTCTTTTTATACTTGGATCAGAATAATTATTCGATTCGTTTATAGTTCTTATTTGTAGTAAAATATCTGCTACACTAAACTTAATATCTTTGATTTCCTGGTCCTTTAATGCTATTGTTTCTTCTAATTGCTTTATTTTTAAGCATTGCTCACTATGTTTCCCCATCATATTTTTCTCACCCCTTTCAAATTTCTTAATCTATATTTCATTTTTGCTAATGTTATAATGTGCCATATGTAACAATTATGTAATTTATCTTGCTTTGGCATATCTTCTTTTTCTCCTTTCCTCTTTTGCTTCGTCAAATTCCATTTTTATAATTGAAATAAATAAAATTGGAATTGATATATATACTATTGTCATTATCTGTTCCATTGTAATTATTTGTGATAATTTTTCAGCAATTATAGAACCTACAATTGGAATCCATATAATTGATGTTCCTAATAAAAATTCAATAATTTTTCTAATAAATTTCATTTGTAATTCCCCTTTCATTTTTTAATTTTTATCAATTTCATCTTCTATTCCTGCATATTTAAAAAATTTACTTTTTATAATGTTATATCCCCAATTTCCTCCTGGTTCTTCAGGTGGAACTGCACTACCAAAGTCAAACCTTCCTGCTCTTAAACCTGCTCTTATATATTCTGCGTTTTTTCCTATAATTCGTGCTGCTTCGTATGGTGTTAATGTCTCAACTGGACTTATTTCTTTTTCTTTCAAATTCAATTCCTCCTTTTATTGTGTGGTCATCGCATTTTTTTATTGTTTTCATATTTTTCCTTTCTTGTATCTTTTTAAGACACTTTTGAATTAAAAAAAATTTCATCTACTTCTTTGCTATTTAATGAATATCTTTCTTTAATTTTTTGAATTTCTCCTTGTGTAAATTCTGCATTATTTGT